GCAAGGAGCCAACCTGGAATACGCCAACCTGCAATACGCCAACCTGCAATACGCCAACCTGCAAGACGCCAACCTGCAAGACGCCAACCTGGAATACGCCAAACTGCAAGGAGCCAACCTGCAAGGAGCCAACCTGCAATACGCCAAACTGCAAGACGCCAACCTGCAATACGCCAACCTGCAATACGCCAAACTGGAATCCGCCAACCTGCAATACGCCAACCTGCAATACGCCAACCTGCAAGACGCCAACCTGCAAAGAGCCAACCTGGAATACGCCAACCTGCAATACGCCAACCTGCAAGGAGCCAACCTGGAATACGCCAAACTGCAAGACGCCAAACTGCAAGACGCCAACCTGCAATACGCCAAACTGGAATACGCCAACCTGCAAGACGCCAAACTGCAAGGAGCCAACCTGCAAGGAGCCAACCTGCAAGGAGCCAAACTGCAAGGAGCCAAAGACTTCAATAAATTCAAAGTACAGCCTTTGCTGATGTTGCTTGACCAGCCTGGCAAATTGCGCTTCTACAAAGCAGTAACTAAAGACCTTTGTTCACCCACGTCTGACACCATAATTAGGTACAAGATTGGCAACAAAGTGTCGGTCGAAGACGCAAACACTGATGAACACAACCTATGCGCAGCCGGTATTAATGTTGCTACTCTCGATTGGATACTGAAGGAGTATAGAAATATACAAGTGCGCATCCTCATGATTGAATGCACTGCCAACGATATCGCTTGTATTCCTGTAGCAAGCGACGGCAAGATTCGGCTCCATCGTGGGAAGGTGGTGGCTGAATTAGATTATGAACGCTATGGATTGAAGAATCCAATGGAGACAACTACCAGCTAGTTATATGGAGATTACAGACAAATGAAAACACCAGCAGAAAAAATCCTTGAGCACATCAAAGCGCGAATTGCTGAACTCAAGCCACCAGTAGAACACGATGACGGATGGACACCTGACGACTACGCAGGCGGAAATATTGATGACGCTTACTGGGCTGGATACGACCACGCAGAACGGGATCTCGCCAATGACATCAGAGAACTAATCGAGGGATAGACACTTGAGACGCGCTAACGACTTCTACCCCACGCCAGGATCGGCTACTGCCATCCTGTTGAATAATGCTAAGCACCTGTTCTCAGATGTTGCCCACGCATATGAACCGTGCGTAGGTGATGGCGCCATAGCCAAAGTGCTCAAGAACGCAGGGCTAGTGGTCACAACTAATGACATCGACACCAGCCGACGAGCGGACTCCCATTTGGACGCCGCCAAAATGGAAATCATACCTTTTGAGTCATGCGTAATCACTAATCCACCCTTCGATCAAGCCCTGCCAATAGTGCAGAATTTTGTCGAACAGGGTGTACGGTGCGCCTTTCTCTTGCGGCTCTCGTTCCTTGAACCGACCGAGGCCCGAGGCGGTTGGCTGGCGGAGAATCCACCTGATCGCCTGATCATTCTGCCTCGCATTAGCTTCACCGGCGACGGCAAAACTGACAGCGTAACCTGCGCCTGGATGATCTGGAATACACCCGACGAACAGGGAATTATCGTGGTGACAAAACAAGAAATGGCAAAATTCGATTTTATTTAGGAAGAAGACGCAACTGATTTAACATTACCGGGAGGTTTTATGCCGGTCTATCAAGTGAGAACAAAGTTTAGCGCCATTAGAACATGGGAGGTCGAAGCTAAAAGCCAGAAGGAAGCAGAAGAGAAAGGGCACGCGCTGACTATTCAATACTGGCTATCCAAAGCAGTTTTCGGCAGACGGGGGAGCGGCGACAAAATACGCACGTTATCGGTGCATGAAGTATCCGCAACAAATCAGGAATCAGATGCAAATGACTAGAAGAATAATAAGTTGGTTTAGCTGCGGTGCCGCTTCTGCGGTTGCCACGAAGCTAACACTAGAAAAGCACAACAAATATAGAGTAAGCCGGGAGAAACCGAAGTGAAACGCACAGAATACGCAAGCAATGGAATGTCGGTCGTGACAGCCGGTGTTCTGGTTCAGGAATCTAATGTCGTCTTGGTACACCAGGCGATACACGCAAAGGACGGCACCATTGAAAACCGTTCGCTTGTCACCTTATCAAAAGGCGACATCTACCAGCTTTGCAAAGAGTATTGCGGCGATGAAGACCCGTCTTATTGCCACTACTGCGACCACCCAATGTTTGAAGGCGACAAAGAATACCTAGACGACGAGTGTGTTTGCTGCTCTGAACATTGCGTCGAACAGCGACAAGCGCAACGGTAAGCAACAACAAATTAGAGATAAGCGGGAGGTAATTACAGTGGCACGATGCGATCAATGCGGAGCTGAGGGGCTGAGGTGGGAAACTATGCACCCGACCAGGGGCTTTCAGTTGGCAGAGCCCGAGGGCGGTTGGCATGTTTGCCGCTCTGAAGACAAGCTCAAGGAATACACCCGAAAGATTCAGGAACTCAAGGCGCAAAAAGAAGCGGTGCAAAAGTTCCGCGACCAAAACGGATACCTGTAAGCAGCAACAAATTAGAGATAACTTGGGGGGGGGTTGAAATATGAAAAGTAAAGCGGTGAAAGACCTGGAGGCGCAAGTAAAGCGCCTTCAGCAAGACCTCAAAGAGCTAACAGCTAAGCTCAAAGTACCACAGGATGAAACGGACAGAATCTATTTTTGGCTTGGGCGAGCGGTTCAGAAGAAGCGCACAGAAAGAGGCATACAGCAAGAGCACTTAGCTGATGCAATCGGGATGCGCCGGACATCGGTAGCCAACATTGAAGCGGGAAAACAGAGAGCGCCGATACATGTATGGATGCAGCTTTGCCAGCATTTGAATATCAGCTTCTCGGATTTACTCGAACACGCTAACGCGCTGGCAGACGACTGGGCGGAAGCTCACGAATAGCGCAACAAATAACAAATCACACGGAGGAAACCAAATTGAATATCTTAGTGACTGGAAGCCGAGACTATAAGCGCTTGCTGCTTGTTGAGGCTGTTTTGTACGCCTTTGTCACACTCAAGCGAATACCTGGCAGGCAAGGAGAGCCAGCCGCTAGGCTATTTGTTGGTGATGCCAGGGGAGTAGATAGAGAAGCTGCCAGGGTCTGGAAGCAAGAAAGAGGCACAGACCCAGATATCTTCAGGGCAAAATGGATTGAGCTTGGCAAGGGAGCTGGTGTCATCCGGAATGGCGAAATGCTGAAGGCGTTTCAAGAGGCAGGCGGCGGGCTTTGTTTCGCGTTCTGGGATGGCAAATCCAGGGGCACCGTAGACATGATGCGAAAAATTATTGCAGCTGGTATGTCCGTGATGCTACCCGAAGGATTCCAAAAAATCGACATGCAAAAGGGCAGCGGCGACCTGCGTATGCGATATGTGCCAAATCAGGAAGAGCTAGACAAACTGTTAGAGCAAGCGGAATATCGCAACTGAGTGACAATCAGATGGAGGTTTCACATGGATACCGATGACGCAATACGAGCGCTTCTATGCTTGGTCATGTTCCTGTGCGGCGTTTATGCGGGCGCTGGACTGGGCGCAATAGGCGAATACGAGCGAGCACTGAAAGACGTTACGACAGACGGGATAGACTTCACGCTCAAGGTGTGGAACAAGCAGCACCCCGAGCACAAGATACTGAACAAGTAATTGAGGATTACATGGAGGTTATGAAATGGATTTACGCGAATTACAGGAACAATTACAGCGCACCTATAACCAATATTTGGCGCAAAAGAAAATAGTGGAGCAGGAGCGGAACAAGCTAGACGAATTAGACAAAGAGGTGACCGACTTGAATACAGCTCTAAGGGTCTGTAAGAGTCTGAAGCCGGGCGACTTCACCCCGCATCACAAGGACGACCAGAGATGACAACAAAGAAAGATCGGCTCATGCAGCAAATCGACCATTTAGTCAGCGTGTCGATACTTGAATATATTTCCGTTAGCAATCACAAAGAAGCATATGGCGCCGAACGGCAAAGACTTCTGGAGCACATCGAGAAGCGGCTGACCGTCATTTGCCGCAAGGCTGACGCCTACGATGGGATACGGGACGGCACAACTAAGGGGAAATCAGATGCGGATACTTAAACTGTGGTGGAAGCAGTTATTTTGCCGCCATAAACTAGAGGCGATAGAACGGATACTCACTTGGCGCAATGGTGGAGCCAATCGCATAACGCTGCTAGTTTGCGAAAGGTGCGGCAAACATTTTTATGACCCGTATCATTACATATAACAGGAGATTAGTTGCAAAATGACTGAAGACGAAGATTTTTCGCTAGAAGCCGGGCGCCGGGTCGGCATGAGCGGGAAAACGGCTAGCAATTGGTATGTTTCCAACTCCCCACGTAATGGCTGGGGAAGCATAATTGAAGGACCATGGGAGGATTGGGTAGAGCTAGCTCGCCTAATCCTGGCTGAAAACGAACGGCGGGAAAATGCAACTGATAAGGAGTTATCGGGGGTATGAGCAAGGAAGAATACGAAATCAAGGTCGAGGTCACATATACTTGCCGTGGGTCAGTGGATGACGCCTATGAAGCAATTGAAAACTGCTTTGGCAGGCATTTACAAGGTGCGGGCGTATGTATTGCGAATGGCGTATACGCTTGGAAGTACAAATCACACAAGCTAATCGAGGTAAACCACAATGCCCCTACACCTTAGACTCAAAGAACTCTATCGCGCGGCTCAGTCTGCCGTTGTCGATGTCGTTGTACGTATACTTGGGAAATTGTTTGGGAGGGATGGATTTTGACAAAGAAACCCAAGAAGAAAGCCAAGCCTAAAGACTTCACCGCCTGCGATCTGCAAAGCGTCTTTATCTTGGTTGCCGACATCGCAGAATTGGCAAGGAAGAAAAAACCAACAGACGCGCAGAAAGCCAAATTGCGCATACTTGTGGATGCTTACAAGCGGTTGCCATTGCCAGTGCGCAGAGCGGTACATGCTGCATCCTCACGCAGTTGACAATTTGACACGTATATGATGTAATCGGTTTGTCAACCAGGAGATGTACTTATGGATTCACTAGACTTCTTGTATCAAACCTTGCAAAAAGAACGCTTGCGGTCAAAAATTCTACATGCGGCATTGCATAAAATATGTCTGTTTAGTGGCAAGCCATTTAACGAACAATATCAGAAGTACATCACGGAAGCCGCCATTAGCTGCGGGCTGCCTGCTGATTTTGACCTTGAAAATATCACTGATGAAGATGTGAAACTTGCCGACCAGCACAAGTTGGACTTTTTGAAGTCTCTTAACAAGGAGGCATCATGAAAGTAGTTGGTTATGTGCGAGTATCATCTCGCAGTCAGCAGGATAACAGCAGTTTGGAAGCACAGATTGCCGCCATTCAACGGCTATGTGAATATCGTGGCTATGAATTGGTCAAGGTATTCAAGGAAGTCAAATCGGCTAGTGGCACTGTCGAGCGTGTTGAATTTGATAAGGCTCTTGCATACATGGAAGACAACAGCTGTAATGGGCTTGTAGTCTACGACATTGACCGGTACTTTAGATCGGTCATTGATGGACTATCAACATTGCGCCGGTACTTTTCAGACGGCAACTACACGTTCTTGAGTGTCAATCAATCCATCGACACTACAACTGATGAGGGTTGGCTGATGTTCACCATCTCTCTTGTGTATGCCGAGTTTGAACGACGCAAGATTGTGCAACGTACCAAGCGTGGTAAAGCCAATCTTCAGGCACAAGGATTCTGCGTTACTGCTGAGCCGAAGTTCCAATATGACATACACAAGCAGGTTGTTAACGGTAAGGTAAGGCGTGTGCCAGTAGAGAATCAAGAGCGGTTGCAGGTGATTGAGTCTGTCAATGCTGATCGCCAAGCCGGCTTGACACTACAACAGATTGCCGACAAACTGAACGACCAGCAAATATCAACTAAACGTGGCTGTCAGTGGACACCGAAACAGGTGAGCCGCCTGCTACATTGATGCCTGCCACCGTGCCGCCAATGCTGGTTATCGGTCGGTCAGGCAGTTGGAGTTGGCTGCCAAGCTTCCTAATGGGAAATTAAAATATCTGTATTCTGCTGACACCCGTGCAATAGTCCAACTGGTAGCCTATTTGAAGGCTCTTGGCTACAGTTGTAATGGACCGGAATTTGATGTGATTAATGAAATTTGTTCACAAAACATGGTTGAAAAATTTGGTATCGGTGCTAAACTTTCTCCATCTTCCGAAACACAAAACGTTTATGTTTTATGTAACGCGCAGATACGAAGTACCTATATAGGGTGTGCTGCATAGACAGCCACCAAGGAGTGTGAAAGCAGAGTAAGCAACGGTTTCAGTCCGAAGCGGTTGCTTTTTTGTTGTCACAACATTCAATCAGCAGGCACAAACCGGCATCCCATGGAATCCCGCCTGCTGATTGAGTGCGCCCCCGTTCGACTATATGGAAGAGTGTAACCAATGGATGACATCTCACCGTTGGCGCGTCTCTTGGCGCGTACCAAACTGGATAAACAGACCGGCTGTCTGTTGTGGACAGGGGCAGTGAACAAGTCTGGCTATGCACAAGTCAGACGAAATGGCGCGGTTGTAAGTGCTCACCGGGTAGCACTGGAACTGTCTGGTGTGCCGGTAAAGGCTAATGACCTGGTTCTGCATCAGTGCGATGTGCGGCACTGTATCAATCCCCAACATCTACGGGTCGGCACACATCTTGAGAATGTGCGCGATGCCGTGGCTAGAAAGCGGTATCCATACGGCACTAAGGTGCTGTCAGCAAAGCTTGATGAAGACAAAGTAAGAACCATCAAGCAGTGGTCAAAGACTCATTCACAACGCAAGCTTGCCGAGATATTTGGTGTCTGTAAATGGACTATCAGCCAGATACTGACCGGCAAAGCTTGGAAACACGTACAGGAGTAATCAACCATGTGCAAATATCCAATGCACGATCTATATGAGGGGATGTTATGCCCTGCCTGCCAGTGTCGGCAGAGTCGTATTGAAAAAGCCAAGCCATCATTCACGGTACTTGTGATTCTGGCTATATTGTTCGCTCTCGGCATGATTGGGAGATGGCTAGATGGATAGTGCCCGCTTCTGGTCAAAGATAATCAAGCATGAGTCAGGGTGTTGGCTGTGGGCAGGTGGCATCTATAAAGCCGGTACACAAGCCGGTACAGGCTACTATCACACGGATGCTTATGACCCAAAGAAAGCCGTGCACAGATTGGCATACTGCCTGACTCACGGCATCACATATAACAGTTTGAAAGGTACACCACTGAAGCAGACTTGCGGACACAAGTTGTGCTGCAATCCTGCACACCTCGAAACAACAACCCATAAGGAGATAAAAGCTAATGGCAAACAGAAAAATACTTATCGCGCTACCGCCTTTGATGCTGCAAGAGATAGACGCAGTAGCAGAAGCGGAGCACCGTACGCGCTCGGATCTGGTCAGAGAAGCTGTACGGCGGTATGTGCATGAGGCAAATCAGCGCAGAGCCAATGCTAGACCGGCTTTCTTCACTAAGCCAGTACCGGTACAGCATACGGAGGAACTGTAATGTCAGGCATGACCATCCATCAACGAATGATTGCCGTCATGCAAGAAATTGGCTTTATCGGCAAAGACCGTAAAGCGCCATCTGTTGTGGGCGGGTACAACTTCCGTGGCATAGATGACTTTTATGAAGCATTGCAGCCAGCGCTAATCAAATGTGGCGTGTTTGTCGTTCCTGAAGTGCTCGACATTATCAGGGAAGTGCGACCGGGTAAGGATGGCAAAAACAACTATGTCACGGTGCTGAAGACCGCTTATCACTTTTTTGGTGAGGATGGCGATTCAATCACGGCAGTGGTTGCCGGTGAAGGGGCTGACACAGGAGACAAAGGTTGTAATAAAGCCATGTCCTCAGCGTTCAAATATATGGCTAGCCAATCTTGGTGTATTCCGACTGAGGAACCAGAGTTAGACACTGAGAATAATGCACCGCCTGAAGATGAGAAACCGGAACCAGTGAAGCCGAAAGCACCACCCAAAGCACCGGCAAAGCCAGCACCCAAGGATGAATCACTTGAATGGTGGACAACCCTGAAAGACACGCTGACAATGTTGTGTGAGAAAGAAAACGCCATGGCTGTATGCGAGTCAATTCTATTGCTCGACAAGCAATCAAGCCAGTTGCCGGAAGATAAGCCACCTGTACCGTTTACGCTTATGGCATTGCTCGGCAAGCGTGGCGTAAAAATGGAGAAGTCTGGACCGGTCGGCATCACTGAAGCCATCGGCAAAGATGTGTTGTCCCTGATTGCTAGATATAGCAGTGTCGAGGATGCCACTTGAAAGGCGGCGGTAGATATCTTTGCGCCTCTCTATCTTGTGACAGAGGATGGAGAGGTGCGGATACCACCACCCAACTACAAGGGACCGATTGTAAAAGAGTTTTGGCGGAAGCCAAAGAGAAGCAGATACTAAAAGGAGAAAACTAATGTCTAAACGAGACTCTATGAGAACCAAAGCTGAAGAGGCGTTATATGAAGTAGAACACAACATGAACACAAAAGAAGGAGTGACCAAGTTAATATCAGCGGCAGCAAATGCCTTGATTCATGATGTGACTGGGTTCAATGTGAGCAAAGCAAACACGCTTACCTATCAATCTTCGGTCGCTTTGCGAGCAATTCAGGAGCGAGTGTAACAATGAGCGAGAAAGTAACCCTTTCACCTTTTGCTAAAAAAGTGAAAACATATTTGTCGCGCCCAAAGAACTTTGACACACCAAGGCGCATCGCCATTTATGTATTGCACTGCTACCATGCTGTGCATTTAGGGTTACTTTCTCACTATAAATTCTTGCGGATTGTTAGTCAGTTAGCCATTTTGCGTAGAATCAATGAACCAGGGAAAACGGAGTCATTCTACAACCCTGCTAACTATAACAATGCGACATATGCAACATATAACGCTTTGTTTTTCAGCTTGAATATAACACCGTTGCCTGGCTTGCCATTGCCCGGTCCCGAAGAATGGATTGGGTTTCTCAAAAAAACAAAAAAACACAACTTATGCTACCAATGCGACCGGTGTATATGCGGCTGCGGCAAAGACGCCCAAGCGTTTTACAAGCAAGAAGCAATTGAAAAGGCGCAACTGAAGCGAAAAGAACAACATGATTTGTGGTCTATGAAAGGTTACGACTCGGAACAAATCCGAATATTAGAACTATGGCGCAGCGCATGTTGGCATGGGCGGTGGAATCTTGATGAATGTAACTGTACCGAAAACAACATTCTTGCACAGTTCAAAGCTATATCACGAGATTGGCTAAAACAATATGCCATTCAAAAGCGTGCAATTAAAATGCGTGTTTATCTGCGCGAACTATACATTGATGATTCTGGCTTCCCTCGGGAGCGTATGAGCCACGGTTCGTTGTCGGATATACGTGAATTTACACAATTAACCGCTTTGCAAAAAACATTAGTGTCACGCCATTTTTATTTTTGCTCATCCCGCGAAGAGGGGAGCGGTCGTAATGGAGAATATTTTATGGCACATTGCAGACATTTGCGTACTCGTGGCTACAACTGCAACGGCGGCATAGCATCGTTAGCAGAATGGCTAGAAACTATTTATTTCAAAGTAGTATCAGGCCAAAAAGACGCCAATATGTATTTTGGTCGAGGATCTAAGTTTTGGGGAGAAAGTTTAAAATGACCACATCACAAGTCAATCAAACACAACTTGAACGAGACATATTAGCCGGTCTGATGATGCCATCGGCAAAGACTGCGCCGACTGCTGCCATAGACTTGCGACCTGAGTATTTCCAAATGGCTCAGCATCGCACTATCTACAAAGCAATCTGCAATTTGTGGGACCGGCAAGCAGAGGTTGATATTACAACCGTCTCAGAGGAACTTGCCAGCATGGGCAAGCTTGATGAGGCAGGCGGCAGGCTGTATGTGTCCGATATTGTGTGCAGCACAGGCGGATTGGTTGACCACTTGTCACCGGTCTACGTTGACTTCCTGATTGAACGATACAAGGGGCTTGAAATGAGCCGATTGGTAGCCGAGATGGATCAAGCATTGGCATCAGACGCTAATGCCGACCAACTTGTTACCCTCTGTCGAACTAAGCTAGACAAGTTGGCACAACTGAAGAAAGCCGACTTGCCACAACAGGTGTCTGAAATCTTTCCTGAGATTGATGCTCATATTGAATTGGCTAGGGAGCTTGGCGGAGTGCCTGGCATCAAGTCTGGCTTCCCTGACCTGGATGAAAAGACTAACGGCTTCCGACCAGGGCAATTCATATTGATTGCTGCACGACCGGGCATGTGCAAAACAACCATTGCCCTGAATATGGCAGTCAACATGGCACGATTGGAGAGTAAGCGCATATTGTTTTATAGCTTGGAGATGTCCAAAGTAGAGATAACGATGCGGCTAGTGGCTCTGTTGGCTCAGACGGCATTTCAATCTATCCTCAGAGGGAATCTATCAGCCGATGAATTTTCACGCATCGAAAATGCCCGCCAAATTGCTGACACTCTCGACTTAGACATAGCCGATCAAAGTGATGTGGGTTTACACACGCTCAACAGCAATCTTGAAGCGGCTGAGCGGAAAGGCAAGCCATATGATGTGGTCATTATTGACTACCTGCAACTGATGAAGGTAAGGCAGAGGAAAGATGATAACCGGAATTTGGAAGTATCGGAACTGAGCCGAGGGTTGAAACTGCTAGCCAAAGAGCGAGTGATACCCGTGATAGCTCTTTGCCAATTGAATCGCGCCGTGGAACTCCGGCAGAATAAACGCCCACAACTATCAGACCTGCGTGATAGTGGCAGCCTTGAGCAAGACACGGATCTAGTCTTTGGTTTGTATCGGGATGAGTATTACAACCCTGAGACCGACAGGCGTGGCGAGATTGAATTGATTGTATTGAAAAACAGGCATGGTGATAGCGGCACGGTGGATCTGCTATTCAGCCACGGGAAATGCAGCATCCATCCAAAGGTAGGTAATCGGTGGTAAACGGTTTTCGCAAAGGTAAGGTAGGCGAGCTTGAGGCAGTCCACATGCTGACAGAGCATTTTGGCAATGGCTTCAAACGCAAGAAGCTTGGAGAAGCGGGCAGCGATATACAATACCCCCCTGACTTTGCTTGGGCTGTCGAAGTAAAAGACAGGAACACGGTCAAGCTGAAACATCTATTCAAGCCTAATACCTTCCTGCTCGGATTCTGGAAACAGGCAAAGAATCAGGCTGTCAACGAAGGTAAGAAGCCTTTACTCATCATCAAGATTGAGGGTATATGGTTTGCCATTGTCGAGTTTGACTACAAGACGCAGCGCGATTACATTACTGTTGACAGGCTGTTGATGGCGAGACGGTTTGACGATTGGGCAGGGCTGTACAGTGGCAAATAGAGAGGGACTATTAGGCTGTGGCGTATGCGGCAAGCTAATGCCGGTCGAGCAATTTGTCAGACGCAAGCGGTCAAGCTTTGAATCACTCACCGTTAGTTGGGTAAATCTGCCCTGCATCGACTGCACCGAAGCCGCTAAGAAAGCCGCCAAGGATATGATTGTTTCGACACAAATCAACGACGACGGCTACACGGTTCACACGCTTGCACCGGCTGACCTTGGTTCACACTACGATCTGAGCCGTAAAAGCTTCAATGTCACGACGCACTATCAAGGTCGTAAGCTTTAGTCTTTTTTCTTGAACATAGATGCAATCACTGTGCCGATGACAGAAGTGAAGATGGCAATTAGCCAAGCATCAGTAGTGTGTTGAAATTTGCCGGTGACTTCAGCAACAGCGCTAAGCACTACCTCGCCAATCAATATGCCGAGGACCACACGAACTATTAGCTCTGTGATTTTATCCTTCATCTGACGCCGAACAAGATGGCAGCCAAAGCACCAATCAGCGTAACAAGTGCCGGCCAAATCCAATCAGCGTGACCAACACGCAGATTCATTTATTTACCCTCCTTTAGTACATGGTCAGCAAGCTGTGAGACTTCAGCCACAATCTCGCCACCTTGCAGCTTGACGATATTGACCACACTACCAAGCTGCCGAAGTACGTCTTTGCACTCATGGATGACCGCGCCAATCAACTCTTCTGCTTTTTCGCAGATGTTTTGAAGCTGCGACTTGCCATCACCGTCAAGGTCATCATCAAGCTTGTCGAGCGCTTTCAGCACCTTCTGTACCAGCTTGATACCCTGTACACCCTTTTGCACAGCACCAAATATATTCAGCTTCATGAATAGAACACCTCTAATAGATTGAACACAGACTCTTGAAAGTGGTCGAAACCATTCAGACCACCATTGACTAGCTTGCGAACCTTGCGCCAATTGCCACGCAGGGACCATGTTGAACAGCCATGGTCTACGAAATAAGCAACTAGAATCTTGGCGGCTATCTTTGGCTCAAGTGCCAATTCAGGCTTGCCAACCAAGTCTAAGTTCAGCCGCTTGCCATACTTCTCATAGTTGGCTCTGCCGGTAAGCTGTATGAATCCACGACCCTTGAACCGTGCGCCATCACCAGGTTGCACATTACCAAGGTCTTTCCTGCCATCATACCGCTTGAAATATGCCTCATTGCCATTCTCTTGCACACATCTGAAATGACATTCAGTGGCAACGGTGGCGAGTAATCCGGCAAGCAATCTAGGGTCAAGCGGTTGCTTAAGTTCCGCCAACGCATCCATGAACAACGGCAGGGCTTTAATAACATCAGCCTGATTGCTCTTGGTTGCCTTTGCTACTTCTGCGGGAATCGGCGGGAAAGCCATTAGCTGTACCTCATTGCCACATGGACAATTTAGTACGGTTGATTCAATATAAGAATATCAATTGTGGTACTTACGGCGCCATCTGTCGGCGCATCAGATCACGCATTGCCTGCTGCTGCTCTTGCATGGCGGCTCTTTCTTCCAACAGTTGCGCATTAGGGTCATACTCAATAGGATTCTCGTTTACCAAGTTGTTGATCAGCAGGGTAATCCAATCAGGTGCTTTCTTGACTGCACCGGTATGCCTGTCACGTTTGGGCGCTGAATTAAATAAGCCAGTCATCTGTGAGCGCTGACCGCCTGAATATGCTTTCTCCATAATGGCTTCTGCCCACCGTGCTTGAACTGGGAAAAATGTACGCATAGCCAAGGTAGGCGGCGGCGGCAATGGTCTGATTGGCTCAGCAATGCGCTTGGCGATGTTACCCTGCCTGGCATCATTAACGGTATAGAGCTTACCGCTATTGGTCTTCAATAGGTTGGGATCTTGGAAGTCTTTCATGGTCATCGGATTTATCCGAGTCGTCAACATAAATGTAAGCTGGAACGGTGCCGGGGTCATGCCGACCAGCGAGCTATCACCCTGACCGGTCATGGCTGAGCTTACCGCTTCCAATAACTGAGGCAGTGAGGTCAACGGGTTCATGCCTTCCTTCACCACCACCATTGGCTGACCATTAGGACCAACGCCATTGATTCTAACCGCGCCTTTTAAATAGCTCGGCACATGCTTATCGGCAACATACCGCTCTTGAAGTTGTGCAATGTTGTTCATCAACACTGTTTTGTATGGATGATTGACCGGCAATTTCAACGTGTACTGCGTGATGAAAGCCATCCATGCCGGGAATGGTGTAATCCTGCCGAGTGCTTTCATGCCGCCCATCTCGGATATTTCACGGAAATTGCCAAGCGCGTTGTTAACTTGTTTGGCTACATTCATCTTAGCTACCGGATCTGCAAATGTGGTTTCTACCAGGTGGAGAGACTTGGTAGTATCAAACATTTCACGCACAGCCTGACCAAGCGGTGTGTTCTCTTGAGCAATCAGCAGTGCGTGTTGGATGCCAGCCTTGGCGCGGACCAAGCTATCGCAGACGGCACCCACCTTTAGGTTGAAGTCTACGAACGTATCATATGCAGACACCATACCTTTCAACGGCTTCTGAAAGAATTGAGGCGTCTTGTTGAGTATCGGCTGATTGAACAGTGCCTCAACGGCGTTCTCGACATACCGTTGTGTGGTCACGGTTGACGCTAATACATCTTCAGCAATGCTCAGCGGTACAGCCTTGCGTATCTGCTTATTAGCCGCCAACCCATAGCTAAGGATGGAAGTCACAGCCGACCTGACACCATTCATCGACACCAATTCAAGCATGAATACAGCTTGTGCGCCCTGTGCCGGTCCATATGTGACGTTGCCGCCAAGCGCATACCGTTTGGCAAATGTGTTCATGGCGTCATAGGCTCTAACGATAGGATTATTTGACGACCGGTTAGAGCGCATTACCTGCCTGATGGCGGCTACCATATCTCTCGGCAGGAACACATCACCGGGAGCAATCGAAGCCACAAGCTTAGCCATTTCCTCTTCGCTAATCACTGAACCCTTGAGCGGTCCAAGCACTGTATCAAATAGGTCTTGACCAGAGATGGCGGTATATCCCTTGTCAGCCATCTGCTCAGCAATAGACTTAGCCGGTTCATTTAGGTGGTCATCCAATGCCGCCTTGGCTTTATCCGCCATGCCTTCCATTGCCGCCTTCACTTCACCTGCTAATTGCCTAGCAGCGGCATCAGGCGCGTTCTCCAACTCATCCAATTTCTTAGCCAAGTCAAAAGCATGTTCAATGATTTTTTCATACGCTTGCTGAAACTGCGATATTTGCAACCATCTCACACGCATAGAATCGAAGTGAGACTTGATCGCTTTATCACCGGCTGATTGCTTGGTCTTCAGGAAGTGCGCTTTACTTGGGTCTTTGGTGAAATCCTGTTGCATAGTGGTCGGACTACGCAAGACTCTATTAGCCTCACCTTTCATAACGTGCGGTGAATATTGAGGCGTGATGCCCTTTTGCTGCATCTGCATCTTGGTGAAGTTCAGAATATCCAACTGAGTCTTCCGGCTCATGCCCTGCCAATCAGCAGTAGTAAAGCCATTCAGCTTGATGGCTGCCGGTTGATACTTGTCTAGTTCAAGGTCAAGAGGATTGGTGAACTTTTCAATGCGACCACGCATTATCTTGCTGTACTCTTCAGCATGTGTAAGATATTTGGCAACATCATCCGGCATACCCTTACCTTCAATCAGGTTTGGGTGCCAACCTTCAGCGTATGCCTGTACCTCATCTTTATTCTTGATATTGCCCCAAAGCTTGCCGAGATTATCGGTTAAGTCGATGTCTTCAGCCAAGACACTATTCTTGAAATCTTTGGTTATCTCAGCCGCCATCTTGCCGGTCTTGGACACCGGCACAACTTGATCAACAGCATCAACAATGGCTTTTCCTGCCTGCCCCGTTTCTTTGACTTGATCTGCTGCCGCGCCTATCTTTGCCACTGCTGCATCTTTGGCGGCGTTTGCTTCCTGTAATATGTCAGCCAGCACCCCGGTGGCATCATCCATAATACTGGGCGCAACCGGCTCCACACTTGCGGCAGCTTTGGCGGCGGCTGCCTTACTTAATGCCTTTGGCACACCAGCCAATTGACTTACAGCGTTTACATCCAGAAGCGAATTGACCGGATGAGCCATGAAATGCTTGGCAATGTCTAGCGGACGCCCCTGTAATACTGGGTCAAGATAAGAATGAGCGTAATTGCCAATGATGGCTTTGCCCATTTGCACACCAGTATTGAAATCTTCAGCCGGTCGTACCCATGGCTTTATCATGCCGTGATTTTGCGGAGTCGGCACACCTTCATAGAATCTAGCTGTGGCGGCATTGCCCATAGTTCCCAAGCCATTTGCCATGTCGATGAAATCGTAACCGGCATTGAATACAAAGTCAGCAGCAGTACCGGCAGGATCGTTGAATTGTCCTACCGGTCTACCCTCATACATTGGGTGCCCGTTATATGCAACTGCTTTACCAATGTAATCAGCCATTAGAAAGCACCGGGCTGAGTCTGACCGCCACCCATTTGATTGAAGCCATTATTTTCACCCGCCAAAGACTGACCACTGAAATAGCTCGGCGGCAACTGTTGAGGCTGTGCAAACCGTTGGCGGTATCCAGGCTGAGGGATATTCTCACGGAATTGATTGACAGCAGCAGGCGGCTGCACAGGAACCAGTGTAGTCACCGGCTCACCATTGGGACCGGTAGATACTACCGCTTTCTCTTTGATACCAAGGATGCCATACACGCTATCAGTCATACCAGCGGCGGCGGCTTTCACAGACGGGTCAAGTGATTGACCCATACTCGCCATGGCAGATGCCATCCTGCCAGCGGCTTCCACCGGCACTGCGGCGGCTTCCATCTCTTGGCGGTAAATATCAGCCTGCAACTTTTGGTTAGCGAGTTTGGCATTATCAACACGATTCTGCCGAGTGCCACGATTCACAAGCATCTCATCAACCTTATTCATTTGGTCGGCAATGATACCCCAACGCTCATACTTGGATATCTTTTGGCGTTGCTTGAGATTGAATGTATTGGTGGCGGCTTGCGTTCCCATCAATCCGGCACTTGCATTAGCTTGAGCCGCTTGACCATATGCCTCAGCAGCTTTGGCGCTGAGTAGGCTCAATTCACCTTGCAGCATCTTGTTAGCTTTACGCAACTCAAACGCTTGCTGTTGCGTCTTGATGGCGGCTTGCTGTTGAGCCTCAGCAGCGTTTGGATCTTGCTGTTGTTGCAATGCGTATATGTCGGCATCACTCCAACCAAGTTGCTTGCCGACAAAGTTTAGCGCCATAGCTTTATGACGGTTAGGCTGACCGCCAATTAAAGCTGGTTCAAGCTGTGCATTGGCAGAAATCTGAAGCAACTCAGCGGCTCTCAACATTTGCTTCTCTTTAGCATCAAGGTGAAATGTCAAAGCAGCCATAGCGCCCTGATTGAAAGCACCGGCAGCCACACGGTAATCGGCACCCTGTTGTTGTAGTGCCTCACGATTCAAACCAATCTGAGCCGGTAAGCTGACTTGCATCAACATAGCTTGACGGTTGGCGGCTTCTCTCTGTTGGTCCCGTGCATCTGCATACTCGGCGGCTCTCCTGCGAGATGGACCGGGCAATGCCCACAACGCACGTTTGATCGCACCACCAACGCTATTGGCTTGCGGTGCAGGTTGCGGATTATAGAACTGGTCGAGAGTCGGCAAACTTTGGATTGCTTGCTGAGGCATAGCCATAGCAGCCTGATAAGCAGGTTGCTGCGTGTAAGCAGGTGCTACCGGTCTTTGCATGTATGGGTTGGGTATGCCCATCAAACTATCCGGCAATGCTTCTGCCTCACCACCCAATTGCATCGGCTGACCACCACCGTAAGCCTGTGGTTGTTCCGGTATGCGAGTAGCATCATAACCATACGCGCCATCACTCACAGTATCCATCTGCGGTACACCGGGAGCAAATGACACTTGCGGATTGGCGGCAATCAATTGGTCGGCACCGTAATTGCGACCACCAATACTGATCATGCCGGGCTGCTCTTGCGGTGTGAAGTTTGGCATGTTGGGAAACTGCATCGGCGCAAGATTCATCGTGGCAGATGACTGCAATACAGGCGTATTGTTCACATAAATAGGAGGTTCACCACTACTGCCACCGGTAGACACGGGCAATGTAGGCACGGAAGCTGAATAGCTTTGTACCGGTACAGTGTATGCAGGCTGATATGCGGGCTGATAGCTCACACCCAAGTCGAACGCAGGCATGGCAGGAGGTGGCGACCATGCGGGACCGTTGGCAGCAATGAAAGCTGCTTGTGCCGCCATAGGGTCATATGTCGGGCTATTGAGGTAAGCCGCGCTATTCAGATTTGCGTTGTAATCGTTTAAGGTTGCGCCACCAGATAAAAGCATTTGCTCACCTCCTTGTATATGTTACTTCCGATTCATCCGTGCATCAACAGCACCGGCAAGCATTGGATTAAATGCGTATCTGTCAAAGCTATTTGATTGTGTGCGCATACCATAGGGCCAGTGTGTCGCATCACCACGACTAGGGGCAGGCGTAAACTGGTCGGCAAACACATCATTGCTTGGCGACATGCTACCCATCTGCATCGGCGGCGCCTCGGCTATACCCATGGCTGCCGGATACGCTGACATTGGCGGCAATTGCAACATGCCATTAGGCTTATTCATTCTCTTGATGAACTCTTGCACTTGATATTCAGGTACGCCCTCTGACCGCATCTGATTGGCTTGTGAATCGACCTGACCACGCCAATTCAACTCACGGATATATCCATCATTGATTGGATCTATTTTTTCCGGCTTCTTATCTGAGGGTAAGAACTGCCCGCTTTCTCTGTCGTACTCTAAATTATCACCCATCCAATCTTCTGCCCATCCAAGCTTCTTCATTAGGGGCGATTCTTTCCAAGGCAGTTCCTCACCATTAGGACCATAGCCGGTATTTTGCGCCGGTCCACTTGAGCCAGATGGCTGATAGCCAATGACACGACCAGACACACCAGTATTGGTTATGCCATTACCTGTACCCTTCCTGTCACCTACCGGCATACGGTTGTTGATACTCTGAATGTACCTTTCATTGGCTTGCTGTTGCCACGCATGGTCACGAAGAATATTCCATGATTCTTGCCGTGCGTATTGGCTGCCATCTCCACCAAATGCAAACGGGTCAGCATTGCCGGTGTAAGTTCCGCCTCCTAAGCCCATTGAGTTATAACCGCTCATCAAAGCAGGCTTGGCACCTGGCATGTAATCATCTTGTGCAAACACATCTTGGTCAGCAAGGAACTGAGCCAAGGAACTGCGCGGGTCAAGACCGGCGGCTAGCGCATCTTGCAGTGCGTTACCACGAGGCGCTACCATTCTGCCCTGTTGGATAATCCCAATCTGCGTATTGTTGTTAGATAATACCGAGTTACCCCACATTGCATTAAGATTGGTTGGCTCACCAATAGCGGTATTGCGAGCTACTGCATCTTGAGCCAGTTGACGCAAGCCAGACATCGCTAAGTCACGATAGGCGGGTATCTGATTTTCCCATTCCTTTTGCCATCTGGTCATGGCGTTGTTATACTGCGCGGTCAACGCCTGTCTAGCGTAGTTGTTTTTCTCGGCATCGATCTGCTTCTTGAGCGCTTGCACTTCCATGCCAATTGTTGACATGCCGGTTTGACGAATCTGCGCGGCTCGTTCTTGAGGCATCCACGGCTCAATATAGGTATCGGTAGAGCCACCGCCGCCGAGCAAATATGTGCCAAACAACTGACCACCGCCGGTACTGCCACCTAGCTGCCAACCTGATTGAGTATTACCACCTTGAGGCAAGCCATACAAAGGCAATGCGCTCTGCCCTTGAGTACTACCACCACCCAAGCCAATACCAGTGTATTGCTGTTGCGGCGGCTGGAACTGCATCGGCTGTGGTTGATACTGTACCGGCTGAGGCGGCATGTAATACTGTGCCGGTTGCTGAGCTTGCACCGGCTGAGATTCAATCCTGACACCTGCTTGCAGAGTCGGATTAGATTGAGAAGTACCGGGCAACCCAGTCTGCCACACCATTGATTGCCCCTCCAACGTTCATTGTCTGGTCTTGTCCAGTATTCTGCTGAGTCTTATTTTCTACCTGATTAGATTGGTTGGTTGTGTTGTAGCCGACCGGATTAAAGCCAGCATTAGCCAAACCGCTTGCCGTCTGTATTGCTTGTGGTATTGCCATTTGACCGGACATGCCAGCCAACCTAAGATTCAATTGCTCGGCAGCGGCGTTCAATGCCGGTGAGCCAACACCATGCTGAGCCGACAATAGCGGCAATTGATTCTGCTGAAAGTCATACCAAGCGGCATCACGGGTAGCCTTGTCTAAACCAAAATTCTGCACATTGCCAGAGAGAATCTTAGAGTACAAGTCTTGCGCTTGACCCTGCATGGCTTGCTGACCAGCGGTGAACTGACCCATCTGTGAGCCGGTTGCATTGTTGTTGTATTGCGTGTTGTTGGTCTGGTTCTGAGTGCTATTACGCGCAATTAATGCAGGCATACCAGCACCAGCCGCCACACTATTCACATCAACTGTCGTTGCCATTGTTCATTCCCTCTGAGTCAAGTGTATGGCTATTCCGCTTTGCTTGCAAGGTCTGCTAGTTCTGGGAACATTTTGTCTATTTCTTCCTTCGATAGAAAGCCGGTGCAACCTTTCCTATCAGGCACTAAGCTTTCGTCTCCAAGCTCTTGATACTTCTTGAGCAAGAAAACCTTAGCGATAGCAGGTGGGATAACCTTATCCCCCGGTTGTTCGCCGGGATCATCCTCATAGACAAACATGGTTCCACGGTCATCAGGATGCGGACCATTGCCGGTCAGCTTACGCATTTGGTTGACAGTAATCTTCACCTGATTACGTACACACATATCGTAGAACTGAGCGTATGGTACGAACTTCTCAAGGTTGCCCTTAAGGTAAACGTCATTAAATTCAATTTCCCATTGAAGGAATATCGGTACGCAAGCCATTATTTTTCACTCCATTCAATATCAACTACCGAGTTGCCAATACCATTTGTGACACCGCTGAAATTAACGCTCACGCTTTCAGATGTGCCACGCAGCACTATAGGGGAACCGCCTTTAGTGCTATCAAACAGCATGTGAGTAGTGCCGGGCCAAATTACACCACCCGAGATTAATTCAAGCCTAAATACACAATGGCTTATAGTTCCTAAACTCGTTCCAGTGGTTGGATTGGCAGTATAGTAGACACCACTGGCGGTGGCGCTCGAAAAGTTGCTATCTAGCGGAATTGCCGTAATCGCGGAACTTGTTCCGCCGGAATTGGCAGTGCTTCTTTTAAGCAAGTAAACTTGAATTGTACCAGTGGAAGAAAAGGTAGCCTGTCGCCAGACTATCTTTCTTATATAGATAGTCTTTGTGCTACTACCCTTGAAGTTAAAAATGTCGGTAGCGCTAGTAGTTGTGGTGAATACTCCGGTAGAGCCGCAATAAACAGCTTCTTTGTTATCCGTAATCTGTGTACTAGGAAAATAACTTGCAAACGCTGAATTGACAGACAGCAATAATGCGAAGAGTAGAGTAATAAACCGTTTCATCGTTCCCCCTTATGTCACAATCCAGCCACCTGAAACCGCTGTCAGTTCCAGAGAGCCACCATCAAATATCAAAGTAGTGTCTGTCGTATCGCCGGTTCTTATCGTCTCAGCACCGTTTGGCGTGAAGGTAATCAAGCCGGAGCCACTGACACGGGTGAACTTGTATATCGTTCCATCAGCCGGTGATGCCGGTAGAGTCACACCGATAGCACTAGAAGCCGTAACCAAATAGTGGGTACAGCTATCACCATTAGCGGTAAAGTTGGCTGACTTGGCAGAAGTGGCAAACTTAGTGACGGCTGCATATGGTGTGGTTAACGTCAAACTATCGGCTGTCAATGCACCACTGAATGTACCGGCACGAGCCTTGAAATCACGGTAAGCACTATCACCGGCATCCCTGATAGCTATCGTACTGGCATCTTCACGCTTGATACCCATATCATGAGCGGAGGCACTACCAGCACCGAAGGTAATAGGACCACTGGAAGTCAATGACACACGAGGTACAGTGTCACCGGTAACGCCAGCGGATAAGCATCTATTGCCAGCCGACCTTAATACAGGCATCTCGGCTGTAAGGTTCAGTTTGGATGTGGCAATACTCGCACCAACCTTGATATTGTTGTCATCAAGGTTTCCATTCACAACCGTTGTGATGGCTGAGAAGTTGCTGTTAAACTTGGCAGCGGTAATAGTCTCCCCTGCCGTAAAGCTGTATGGAATGGTTATCGAGTCGGCAAATGCCGGAAGTGCAAGAAGCCAACCGGCAAGCAAAGCCAATAGTTTACGTAAGCGGCGCATGTCGTACACTTCCTCCCGGTAGGTATTTGAGCATCACGGCGAGCAATTCAAACCGCCCTGATTCAGTGGTTGGTTGCTCTATCTTCACTTGCACTGTCGAGCCTTTTAGCAGTCTGCGTGGCGCATTGGTCGGCACATGCACCAACCGCGCCTTGCCTTGCATTGGCACATAGCCGGTAATCTCAGTGGCGGCAAATACATCAGTGTCAAAGATGGCAGAATCAAACCGGCTGAATGTACCGGCAGCCACGGCGGTAGGCTCTAATGTGGCTTCTGCATATTCACCCTGACCTAACCTATTAGTGGCTGTCACCTTAATGGCGCTTGTGTCGGTTGCCCAAAAGGCAAACACCCAATGCCAAGTTTTATCCTCAGTCGGATCGCCACCATGTAATGCGGCTGACTTAATCCACGGGTTGATTGCCGAGCTATTATCAGTCGTTCCCGAATTGACTTGGCATAACTGTGCGTTTGATCGGTCAATCATCAAGACAATATCTCTGCTTGCCGCATCCTTGGCAGGCGCAAAGATACCATTGGGCCAGCCGTTGTATTTAGTCCAACCTTTGGCACGATAGTCATAGCAATAATGCCGACCACCACCAACATCAAGCACATAATGACCATTGCCGAGGTCGAGGTATGCACTGAACTCCTGAGTGGCACTAACCGCCAACCTGTCTGAAATCCAGTTGTATAGCTCAGTCTTTATCTCAAGAGTCAAAGGGACTGCCGATATACCATCAGTCATCCACACTTGCCGGTCGGATGCCAACCACAATATCTGAATACTGCGAGCACTACCAACAATCGGGACAGCCTCAACGGTTGCACCATCAAGCACACCAACTTGAGCGGTGATCAAAGTCTCTGACAAAGTAGATGGAGTCAGCGCACCATCAAGCTGATAACAGCTTAACTCTTTGCCAACAAACAAAGCACGGAACGGGGATACACCTTCAGCGCCAACCCTAAACGGCACGAGTGAATTGATTGCTCCACCCTGACCGTTGCCAACTGCAAATATATTGGTTCCAACAATAGTTGTAGGGTCGAGCACGTTTGACCAAAGGATAGAATCTACAGCCGTGGTTCCGCCAACATACTTGATATTACCCAAGACCAACTGACCGTTGTAAGCACACATCGCCTTACATGCCGGTGTCTCTATAGTTCCGGCAGTGCCGGAAGATATGACCATACCGTATGCGCCGGTTGCCGGGTTCCAATAAGATACACCGCTATCATCTGCGCCACTGGTTCTAATTGTGGTGCCATCAGAGTAATACAGCACACGATTTAACACCGTATGCACAACCCTAGTGCCGGCTGAATAGCAACTTGTATCTATAGACGTTGTTGCCCATGACGACAGATTCAAAGAATACAAATTACCGGACATCCACACAGCGGCTCTCCTGGTGCCGGTGGAGTCGTAGAAGAAAGCCAAGCCATCAGCAATGGCGGCTATAGTGGCTCTGACAACATAGCCATCTCTGCCAACAGCTTTACCCTGTTCAAGCTTGACATTACTGCAATCCTGCCAGGCATTAAGCGGTATATCAAGAAGGTCTAATTCACTCTTCAACATGCCAGAAAAGTCAGTCAACGCCACTGTTCTCAGGGCGTCTTCTACTGTACTCTTCAGGCTGAGTGATTTAGGCATCCTAACTGGTCCATGGCAAATGCACTACATCGGAACCATAACCGGTTCTCTCTTGGTCAGTCACGCCAGGGATATAGGCTTTGTGTCTACCGCGCATCTGTATGCCACGGTCCATATTCTTGACTTTCAGCTTTTGGCTGAACTCAGCAAATATAGGCATATACACCTGAGCAATTTCAGCGTAAGCCTGCTCTTTATACTTAGCCTGAGCAACGGCATAAGCAATCAAGCCACGCTGAGCAAACAACGGAATAACCGGCACATCAAGGTCGTTGGTCATCCTGAAGTGATTGGCGTAATACTGAATGACAATCTGCTTATCAGCTTCCGATGGTGCCGGATTCAAACCGATCACCATACTTGTGCGATTGCCATTCTGTGAGTCGATTGGGTCAATATCCATCAAGCCGGTGCTGAGCCGGTTCATTGTCTGTGCCGTTTGAGCACGAACGTAGAACCGGCTAGGCGTACCGGTATATCTTGAATCTTGCGTACCAACTTGAGGATTGCACGGCAATAGGTCTTGAAACACGTTGCCGACTTGATAGCCGACTGCGAATATCTCATCCATGTCACCGGGCAATTCATACTCTTGCTGACCAACTACGGAGTTCAATGTAGTGACAGCCTGAAGAGGCATACTATCAGCGGTCATCACCGTAGCAGCCTCATTCAGATAGTCATTCAATTCAGAGTCATCCCACAAAGAAGCTGTTGGCTCTTGTAGGATTCTCCGAACTTCTCGCCGTAGTTGACCAAGATTCACTTATCTGCACTTGATGAAAGCGTTCTTGGCGGCAGCGGAACCAGAGCTATTAGCTTCCAGAGCGTTACCGACAACGAACTTGAAGTCAGCGGCAGAGTCAGATTCAGCCTGCTTGCCGAGTACACCAGCGGCGGCAGTTGCGCCAAGTGGGTCATCGGCGGCAGTGCCGTTTGCCACAAGCACAGATGCCACACCATTGACTGTAATCCAGCCATAGTATTCATCGGCAATTGCGGTTTCAGCGACACCATAGCAGGAATCACCTACAGCAGCGGTAGGCGTAACCTTCAGACCAGAAGCGCTAGCAGCGGCATCAAGCTTTACAGCTTGGTTGACCGTGATAGCATCATCAGCCTGTTGATACACATACTCTCTGCCGTTCTCAAATCTGCGAGTACCGACCGGATATTTAGCGGTTGAGCTAGTGTCAGTCACCAGATCGAGGAATGAAGTCATAATGTCATTAGACATTGGTTTTATCTCCTTTGATTAGCCGGTGAATCCGGTGACACGAACGAGGGTATTGGGTCTGTCGGATGTGAGGGACATCATCGAGAACATATACTTGATGAGAGTGGCTTGGTTCACAGGCTCTCTCATGTCGGTCATGTAGAAGTCGGCAATGTCATGCACATACAACTGAAGGTCTTTGAAGTTCAAAGCGAGAATCTCGCCACTGTTGGCGGAGTCATCAGAGATGATCTGAGCGTTGTTGAACTCCAAGCCTTTCTTGAAGCCCATCTTGCCGGTGTTATCGTCATTGGAATAACGACGGTAAGTGGACATCAGGTTAGCGATGGCGTTGTAGATGTTCTGTCTACAGATGATCATTTCCGGCTCAACATCTTCACGGCAACCAAAACCATATATCTGTTGCAACTTGGCAATAGATATTGTGGTCAAGTTGTCGATTGTCTCGGAACCCTTCCAGCCAGTCACGGTGCCGTTTGCGTTGGCTGCAAACACTGTTGCGTTCCAAAAGGCGTTACCAGTAGGGCTAGACCAGATAGAAGCGGTTGCACCGACACGGGTGATACCACCGAAGGCCGCATAAGACGGGTCAGCAGCAGAAGTACAAACAGCCTGAAGACCGTCAATCTTCCTGTGACCACCGGAGTTAAGACCACCGGCACCGTGAATGTCTAATCCAAGAGTCTTGTGGAGGTTGTTCACCATAGACTCAGATTGATTCTCAAGGATAGAGGTGAGCTTAGCTTTACCACGGTTGAGCCAAAGATAGGTCTGAGGAACCATCATTGCGCCGTAGTAGTGGCAAATCGGGAACACGGCATGAGTGACGTTCTCAACGAAGTTGGCTTGCAGAGTGCCAACACCGCCTGACCATGCGCCACCGTTGGAACCTTCATCGAAACGGACAGGCACACGGATATCCTGACCGCCTTCAAAGGTTTTCTTGTTTTCATACAACTTCTTAAAGAGCGGGCGATTCATGAGGAAGTTGTCTTTGATTTTAGGAACGTAGTGCTTGTTAATAGCAACGTCCAACTGCCCTATTGAGAATGAAGGCATTTAGTTATCTCCTTTTAGCCTAATCCGATATCAGCCAGGAAACCGGCAGACGCAGCTTTGAAGCCACGTCCATTACCGGCTGCGGGCTGAGACGCTGCCGGTTGATAAGGGGCACCACCAGGGGTTACAGCCTTCAGCGCTTTTGCTTGCTTGGCTTGTTTCGCTTGCCGTGCTTGCTCCAACTCTGAAGAGGCTTTCTCCAAGTCACCAAACTTGGAAATCTTGTAGACAGTCTCAATGCCGGTTTGCCAATCGAAACCGAACTGACCACGCTGAACACGGTTATTGAACTCACGCTCAACTAGAGACTCATCGACATACTTAAAAATGTCAGGGCGCGTTGCCTTTAGCTGACTCTTTGCTGACTCCAACATTTGCTTCTCATGTGTCACCCTAACGTTGTGCAACATCTCTTGCTGTTGGCGCTGCTGCTCTGCCAACTGTTGAGTGACAGTCATGTGATAATGCGCAAGGTCGGCATCATTCAACATCCTGGACGGTTGATATTGAAATTGCTGTTGTTGTGGTGGCTGTGGCTGCACCGGCTGAGGCGGGACCGGCTGCCGACTTTGCGCAAGTTCTGCTTGAAGCTGAGCGTATCTAGCTTCTAGTGCATTGAGTTTTTCAAGTACCGGATCTACCACCGGAGCTTCCGGCGTCGGCGGTACTTCAGGTGTAGGCTGTTCCTCAACTTCAGGTTCATCCTGTTCTAGTTGTGGTTCCTCGACACCCATGAATGACACGGCGGTATTGTCTTCCTCAATACCGACTTCATTCCAAAAAGATTCTTGATCTATCATTGCCACCTCACATGCCACCTAATAGCGCTTCCGCTACCTGGCTTTCCTCTTTACTCTTGCGTTCGCACAGTTTGATGAGGCGAGCAACCATGGCTGTGATCTGACCCTCTTCCGCCATCTGACCTTCAGTCTTGTACTGATTAGCCAACTGCCGGAGAACTTCGATAGCTTGGCGGCACATCTGAGTCGATGCTTTTTGGAAAGGCATCTGTTGCGCCCCTGGCTGTCCAGGCGTGGGGAGCATTGCTTGAGCCGCTTGTGCATATCCGAATTGGTCCATGGTCAATCCACCTCATTTGACGGGAGGCAAGATACAGGCACTTTTCAGATATGCAAATATCCAAAGTTGTACTTAAACCAATAGCCTCCGAGTGGCAGGTTCACTCGAAGGCTATTGGCGCAACAAACCAGGACGGAGAAAAACTATGATTGTGTACCGAAGGCGTACACCTCAACAAATGCGGCATCAGTTCCGCTTACGTTGTCTATATATATTGTCGGTGGTGTGGCGTCACCGTTGCAAAATAAAAGCATCTTGGAGGCTGCTACCTTGCACCTGCCGGAAGTACCAGAAGCAGTACCGACCAATAGACCAGTACCACCCTTATCAACAACGGCAATCCAAGAAGCGGAAGTAAAATAGGTGGCGAGGTTTAAGGGCTGGTTGACTGCGGAGGCTGCAAGATCCAGAGGCAAGCGTATCCAATTGTTAGCCGTAGCTGTGGATAACTCGGCAAAGTTCAAGCATGGCGGTATGTCGCCATCGGTGTCACCCAATGAAAGCATCACTGAGGCTCTGAGTCTTTGACTTGTCGGTGCTGCCATATTCTCTACCTCATAGTGACTGCTTCAGTGATGGATTCTTTTTCAACAATTCTTGCAACTTGCCTTGCTTCACGATCTCGTCTTCTCGCTGCTTCATACGTTTGACTACCTCGCCACGACCAGGGTATTTGATCTGGTCAAGGAAAGCCTGCCGGTCAATAGCACCTTTCTCATATAGCTGCATACCGGTGCTCATGATGCCTGCTTTATTGGCTGGCAGCGAGCTTGTCACTTGAATGTTTACGCCATAGTCTGGTTGGTCATCGCCGGTATTCCAAGCCAGGTTGATTGAATCACCGCTTGCCGGGTCATTCAGTTGTACTGACACGGCATCATCGCAAGCCTGCCGGATATTCCATTGAAGCTGGAAGCCGAACTCTTTCTCTGCCTGCTCTAATAGATTCTGCTTCATCTTGATATTGGCGGCGCTAGCACCTTGCAATTGTGCGATGGCATCAGCCGACAACTGCGCACCCTTTTGCAACATGCCCTGGTTGATATTGCTCACGCCGGTCAAGTCATTGAACTTGCTTTCTATCCAAGACAGAAAACCAAAGAATGAGCCAGGCAGTTCCTTAGCATCAAGGCGGTTTACCTCGGTGCCTTGGTTCTTGGTGATAATGCCACCCTCTTCACTGGTCAATTGGTCTAGCTTGTCCGGTGAATCAAAGGCGGTCGTATCGCACACCCAAGGCGAGTTAGCATTGCTGAGCGTATGCTTGAAGCCTGCCTTGTGCTGAGTGTTTATCTTGTCTTCCAGCGGGAGCAACAACTCACAATCAGCCACGGGAAACAACTGGTCACTGACCCTATCTGCTAGAAAGGTGTAAGGTGCGTGACCATGCTTGAACGGATTAGGACCGTTGAATACCATTTGCTTTCCGATGGCTACTATCAAGCGCATACCTGGAAACGCAGGCATCCACCTACCGATAGGCTCACCCTCGGAATCATAGACGATATTGCCGTAGTCATCTTTCTCTACGACAAATTCTAGGCTTTCATCTTTCAGCCACAATTCTTTGACAACAACACGGCGGCGCACACCTGGCTGAAACTCTTTGCCGGATGGAGAGATAGAAGCTATACGTAGCGCTTCATCTTCATTGGCTTCACCGGTCGAGCTTGAATCAGCCACAATCTTATGTGCGTAGTCGGGATACCGGCGCTTAGCTTCATCAAGGTCCATGGGAGTAGCGACACAGAGCCACCGCCAGGTTTCCCACGATTCAGCGAATGGATCAGGCCACACATGGCGCATGTCCACCTTATTGATTGCAATCTTAGCCTTTTGCCCAAATAGCCTACCCTCAGAAGCATCAGGGATAATGGTCTGTTTCAGACAGCCGACACCAAACTTTTTGGCGCTGTGCAAAGCAGCGGCAAGCTTTAGATCGAACTTCTGTTCATCTAATACCTGCGTGGCGTAAAAGTTCAAGCCGCTAGCAAATTGCTCATCAGTCTGCTGCAATGGCTCAAAGTATGGGCGCGGTCTGCCTTCAAGCTGGATACTGATAGCCTTCTCTATGGCTTGTGGCAATAGAACGAGGTCGGCATTGCTAGTATTACGGCTGCCGATTTTGGCAAGCCTACCAAGCATCTCCAACCTTTCATCAATCAGCTTCCACGACTTCTTGAACCGGCTGTACTTCTCATAGCTTTGGTCGTAGCAGTCATTGACGAAGAGTGCCCAATACTCTTCATAGTCTTCTTTGCTCTTAAAGCCTTCTCTTTCCCAAGGCTCAACGCCTTCCTCTTCCTCTGCCTCATCGACATAGAAGTTGATTAGCTCCTGCCGGATATTGCGTGGTGCTTTATCCTCGGCGGGCTTGGCTGAGATAGTGATTAGTTCATCATCAGCCATTGCTCAAACTCCTTATCACGTTCCTTGGTTTGCTTCAGTTCCTCATCAGTCACAATATGCTTAATGCCATGGGAGTCTTCCACCGCATGATAAGCGCCTGGCTTGATGGTGGTCTGAAACAATTGGCTTTTAGTGGAGAGGTCGCGCCACACAATGGCAGCCGCGCACAAACCACAAAACAGATTGAAGGCTGCGTTGAATACCAACATCAGCATGAAAAGTACAGCCAGTGGGAACAGCGCTAGTTCCATTTATCCGAGGTGCCCCAATACGTCTTGGAACATGAACTTCTTCTTGCGCACAAGTTCATATTGCTCCATGGCTTCCTTGCTCTCGGCTAACAGGCGCTTGGTTTCATTGCCGTCAACGATGGCATCAACCAATAGAACCAAGTAGCCATGATTGGAGACACCGGCAGACTTGGCGCGGCTGCTCAACTGGAACCAGCTTGAAGCATCCTTGAGGAACATCTTAATCAGTTGGTCAATCGGCTGCGCTTCTTGCTTGTCATCGGCTGGCTTGCGTTTGATTTTCTCCAACTCTTTGGCATCAGCCGGAATCAGTTTGTCGAAGTCTACCGGTTGATCATTTATCTTGCCATAAGCCAACACATACGGAACCTGTTGACGCAGGAAAGCCATAGGACCAATGCCGGACATATTCGACTTGTGGACAATACACTCGACGAGGTCGGCGGGAAAAAGTTTGCCGGGAGTCATGGCAGTTTTTTCTAGGTCGGCGTTTGGCTGAATGTCGTAGCAACCAATCGGAATTTTAGGGTCGAGAAAGGTTTGCCCACGGTTCTGCTGCATATCACCGAAACCATTGGCGATAGCGTGTTGATTAGCAAGGTTCGCTAGTTCAGCCGGAGAAATATTAGGTAGATCGCTCATCATGTGCCCCTATAGAAATCATTGTAACTTTCACCACACCACCGACTGTCAGTAATCATTTTGATGGTTTGTTTGACAGATAGTGGCTTTCCTTCCACCAAATTGTTTGTACTACGCTTTACCTCGTTTAGTCCAGTAGGAATGATTGCGTTATTGGATTCAATCAGACAAATCATGATGCCGATGTTCCACATCATAACTAAGTCATCGTGGCAACCACGCTTGTGTTCTGGCTTGCCATCAGTGTTTACGAACGTGCGCATCTGGTCGAGTATATGCGCCGAGGGGATGAAAGACTTGTATTCATTGCCGTTGAATTTTTCGCGCATGAGTCGTTTACTCTGCTCGGTCATGATTGGTCTAGTCTGTTGGTTAGTATCCCAACCTAATTCATTAGTGACTTCCCAACCTCTGCCGAGCTTAGATGGTTTGCGGCGGTTCCATAGCCGATTGAATTTCTTGAACTTCAACATCTCCATCAAGGCAGTACCGCCAGTGCCTTTAGCTTCCGGTGCAACTCTGCACTTATTGTATAGGTTGGATAAGTCAATGAGCATATCGGCAAACATGGGAATCTCAATACGTCCATGCAGCACAGCGATGATGTGCCCGCTATCCAAATCAAACACACCGGCAGCGGAGTAGTCACCGTTGGCGGTAGCCGTGGCAGCATCGGCAGCGATTACATACCGACCAGCCGGTGATGGCTCTCTCCATATCTCCAAGTAGGCATCACGGTCACGGCGCAAACCATCAGCGCGTATAGGCTTGCTTGTGGTGAATCTGATTGTCGGATCGTATAGCTTACCTTCCCATGCAACTGTCCGGAACTTGTCTACAATATCCATTGGATACCAGGGATTGCCGGAAGCAATAAACGCTTCTGCTGCTGTCATAGGGAAGTTTTCTTGCAACTTCTGCAAGTCTTTGCGCAGATGCCTGTACTTTTGGTAGTACCAATAGATCCGCCTCAATGCTTCTTGTGGGTCCATCTTGTCTTGACCGATAAGAAAATAATCCATCCGGTCACGAGCTTCCTTGAACTCTTCAAACATCTCGGCGCAGGCTTCATCTTGTGCGCGTTGTGATTGCCATGGTGGCGCTATTGTGTCCTCATCATCCCACCACCGGAGGAAGATAGGTATATACGGTTCGTCACCGGATTCACAAGCCAACCAAAACGGATAGCTCGGATGGTCAGTACCCTTGGCTGTGGATTCAAGAATAATCCAGGCATAGACAGAATCAGGTACAGCCTGAAGGTTGTCAGTCAGGATGGTATGGAAGTTGGGCCAGCGTGAATACTCTGAGCCGTGGAATTGTCTGACTGTACGACCGATAGCAAAGTTGGGATTCTCGGCTGAGCCAAAGCGTATCAAGCTATTGTTGTGTGTCCAACCTATGGCGTCTTTGCTCTTGGATTGGAACGGCATTTGCAGCACGGCGGGCAATTGCTCATAGGCATTGAGCATGGCATTACGTTGGTCTTCAGACACGGATGCCAGGTGAGTCATGACCACACCGGAGGCGTTCTCTCCTGTATAGCAATCCCAAAAGTTGAAGCCGGTAATAGCGGTAGACACACCAACACGGCGGGACTTGAGCACAGCCACACGGGGCGACCTGCCTTCTTGTCTCTCATTCAGCACGGTATCAAGGATACGGCGCTGTGAGAATTTGGTAGTCAGCGTTTGCTGATACCCGTCAACGTTGATAATGTTGTAGTCTTTGCCGAGAAAGGTGTATAGGCTTCCTCTTGCCGCTCTACGCCATCTATCAATCTGGTCGTATTGAGCTAGCCGGTTCTTCTGGTTGCTCGCCATATTTGGCTAGGTGTCCATCAACCTGCTGCTCTATCTCTTGTTTTGCACTGGCACCTATGCCTGGTGCAAAGATGCCGGGCAATATCTGCTTGCCGACATCCTTAACAAACTGGTGTTTGTCTACTTGTCCTTTGGCGTAATTCTTCAGGAGTGTTGCGGTTCCCAAAGCGATCTGACTCTTGTAAAAGAATAGCTGATACTTTTCCCAAGCCTTGCGGTGTGGCTCATTCTCAGGCTTAGATAGTTCCTCTTCAATCAAGAAGGCTATCTGTATATGGTCAAGTTCATTGTCCGATAACCTGGTAAGCATCTCAACGAAGTTGCCGCCGACCACACGCAGAGCAGCCACGATGCCGGGAGCATCAGGCAATGTCCAATATGGCTTGACCTTGGTTGGTCGTTTGAAGTCATCAAAGGGATCTGACATGGGAGTGTTCCTCTGTCAGTGGTCGATTGCCTCCGGCAAGCTGAGCCTTAATCCAAGAAACTACATTCTTACCAACGCGCTTAGCTCGGCGGTACTTTGCCTGGTACATGGGCGGCAATCTTAGCTTACTCTTCTCATCCCACAATGACGCCTCATAGCAATCTTTGCACCGGTAATAAATAATCACATCACCAGGGCGCACCTCAAGATCGGGGCGTGGTTCGTCGAATACATAGACACCTTCACTCTGTTCAGGGCACGGCTCAGCGTCTCGGCGTTCACAATCAGGGCAAAAGGTTTCCGGCAGCAACCACTTGAGCACGGTGCCGAGCATGTCATCACGCTTATCAACTTCCTGAGTCACGCTGAACCCGGTTTCCTTCAAGGTCGGTTTGTCGAGGATGCCGGTTGTTTCCTCAATAGCCCATTCAGCTTTCTTGGCTGCGTAGCCTTTAGGTAATATCAACATGCCAACTCAACTCCTTTAGATACCGGAGAACATACTTAGCGTTCTCATTGTAGTGAGCCTCAAGAGCTACACGAGTGACGGCTGCCAATGTCGGCTTCTGCCAACTGGCATATATGTGTCCATTGGTGATAGCTTTCAGCAACTGGTCACGCAGTTCACGGGGCACGGCAAAGAATACCGACTCAGTAAACAAAGCGTACTCACTGCTCTTGGTACTTCTGGCACATTGCCAATCAGGGAGCTTGATACCCTCACCGGCTACAATCTTGCGGCGTTGTTTATTCCACCATGCCTGCAATGCACAAGCGGTAATGCTGTTGGTGCTGTTGGCTGACTCACTTGTGCCTCTTGTCTCTCGGCAGTACCTTGCCCAAGTCTTGAGCCAGGCTAGCATATCCTCACCAATAGATGCCCTGACTTTGACGTATGCAGATTGCTTGGCTTTATAGTTCTTGCCAAGTTGACTCAGAGAGAAGTCTTCTGTACTCGCATTGTCTGACATCATATTCAGCTTTTTCCACCAGCTTTCTTAGTCGCTTTGTCAAAGAACTTAGCCTCTTCCTCAGCACCGTCTCTGTCGGTTCTGTATAGCTGCTCGGTTCGCAGTTTCCTTGGTGAGTCGAGCACGGCATTGAGTAACACACTGTCGAAAATGTTCAATCCCTTGCCTGCATAGAAAGCAATGTTTTCAGTCTCCGAGAAAAAGTGTGGTTCGATTTTGTTCCATTTGTCAAGTCTGTTCTTATCCGTAGGGTGCAAGTCAGACTGAAGCTTGAGCACGGTGGCGACCAGGGCGACAATGATACGCTCGGCTAGTGGTTTATCTTCCATCATCTGTTAAACCATACCCCCGTAGACACGGCTGCGTTGGTCACAGACGTAGCCAAATTGAAGAACGGCTGATACGGCTCTGACTTCTTACCAAGCCACTTTGCTGAGTCACCGGCAAGCCTCAGAGTCTGATTTACACCAACCTTCCTGCCGACCTTGCGAATGAACCTACCGTATATCCTCAGTGGTTTGCTATACCTGTACACCCTGGGGTGTTCGTCCTTGAATGTCGGTTCAGGGAATGTAGCCTCATCCATTTTGATTGCTGGCTTCAGTTCCGCCTTCTGTGCCATCACCGGCTGAGCCATCAATAGCACCGCCAGTAAGCTTAGCCATTTCATCTTCATACCCTTGCTCCATACGACTGAAGTAATCTTTCACCAACAACCTGACTATTTCCAAAGCAATCTCATCAAACTCAACGCCAAGCAATGCCAGGTATGCACCAACCATTTCAGGTGTCGGCTTCCTGATGCCACGTTCCCATCGGCTAATCTCACTGCTACCAATACGCTTCTTAGTCTTCTTGTCCATGTCATACATAGACACGTTCTCATCCAAGCGTACCAACCGGAGGAACCTACCAAGTTCACTACTGCCAAACTCCACCACCCTAACTCTATTGGCGTGTGCCGCTTGCCTCTCTTCCGGTGTGAGTCGTTTCTTTCTAGGCATTACCTTTCAACCTTGGTACATAGCCAACCGTGGTCAGTTTCTCCAACCGACTTAGAAACTCATGGTAGTTCTCTTTGATTACCGTCTCACCAACGATACTAACCAGCATTGTCAGTTCAGCGTGATCAGGTACAGCCACAACGCTAAGCACCTGCTCAGTATTCACTGTCATATACATACGGCGGTTGTCTTCCGCTCGACTGACCAACTCAACCTCAATCATTGCCATTGTTCACACTTGCCCTATACACAGATTCAATTGCTCTCTCAAACGTATCCCCATAGAACGCACGTATCAATTCACCATTGACCCTTAGCACCTCATACATTCCATTTGAATACGACATCCTTAGTGTGTACCCTCGACACAATATCTCTCGCTGTTGCTGAGCCACTGAGACGTTCATATCAAATCTCCAAGTCAACAGGTTTGCCCTTTATTCTTCTGATTGCTTGCACTATATGCAAGGCTAATGACAAATAAGCCTCTACCTTTCGCTCATTGTCCCAAGAGTCGTTCTCTTCGATGCTAATGAAAGTATCAGTAACAGCACATGAGCCATACGCAATCTTGACTGAGTAATACAACTGCGGTTGATAACCTTTCTCTCCTATGATGTACAACTCAGTCCCTTGCACATCTCCGTCATCAATCTGCGTTATCCGGTCTGGGTCAGGGGCATATATGCCACCCTCTGTTACTGTGACCAATTCAATGACAGAACGAACAATGTCGAAGTAACTCTTGGGTGGAGCACTTAACCACTTATCGCGCAACTGTTCACGTCTAATTATATACCGATGAATAAATGCAAGGATCATGCGCTCTCCTTGAAGATTATTCGATGCAGTTTTGTTTCTATTCTGGATAACTCTAATGCGGCTGCAAGTCTTTCATCTTTCAAGCTTTCATCTTCACCATCACGAGTAAACCCGAGCCTTATTGCAGACTCACGATGCTCTCGTATCAAGTCCCACATTTCATCACTACTCAATGCTTCCATCTATTCAGCCATCTCCACCGTTACCCGCTTCACCTTCGATACTGAACCGGCAGCCATACTTTTCAAATGCTCCAATGCTTCCTGAATACTTACCGGCTCATTACACTCCATCACTATCACCGTTATTGAACCTTTCATTCCAGGGTCATATCCACACACATACGGCTTTGCTCTGCATGTACCAGCTTTGCTATCGGTAGACCAATGACCATATTCCAAGATTGGTTCCATCAACTTGCGATGCCTTTCTTCAGCCAATGCTTTCACTTCATCACAGGCTTTCTTTATCGCTTCATCCATTACTCACTTCCCCAACAACGCCAACACCGCATCCACAATCACTGTCAATACAGTAATCACCGCATACACTGCCAATGCCCAAAGGATTATCCCCAATGGGATGAATATGAAGTCACTCATTGGTCATCTCCATTCTCTGTTCACATCCCTCACGATGAGTAAGCAAACCTTTGCGCAGCACCTCTATTACTTCTGCAAACATTGGAGTATCTACATTCAAATGTACCGGCGCTTCCTTTGAACCAAATTTATTGAATACATCAATGCGAATAAAAGCAGCCTCTTTCAACACATCAAGGAAATTGTCTAAATGCTCAATATGCTTTTATAGCTTGTTATCATCCATTCTCTGCATCCACACCACACATCAACAATATGGTTGTACTACTCAATTTATTGTTGTCACCAGTACCAATACATTGCTATTACGCGCACGTGTATATACAACTTATGGGTATGTGTTGTGGATATATGATTGTGTAATGTGGGGTTAAGATAGTGTGTGACGATAGGGGGTTCCGCTTGAAAAGAGTGGGATACCTTCACTCGAAATCGTGGATACCTTACATCCAGGATAGGTACGGTCATTGATGTACCGGGGGCATCTGAATCTGTGGGCATTTTGACACAATGCCAAACGTGTCAAAGATATATACCCTTTCCGTATGTATATATGTATGTGTTTGGTACGTGTGTGCTTGCGTGTTGGATGGTCTACATTCAATCAGTCCGAACACAACGCATACACATTCATTCAATCAATGCAAACACGATGTACGTGAATCAACATACATTCAATCGGTACAAACATTACACACATCACGTACACAGTCATTGCATACACAATCCACATCAATCTGTATGTATCCATTCAATCAATGTGAATGTAATCACTACATCATCAATCATATTCATGCACACACGTAATGAATCAATCAATGTGAGTGATATGCGCCGAGTAAAGACACGTAAGTGTCTGCTCGGTATATATAACAACTGGAATGGATGAATCAATCAAATGGATACAGTGCATGTATTACATTCAATATGTTCTGTTAAATAGACAGAGACTAGATTACATATTCAATGTCAATGTATCTCTGTAAGAAAGAAAAGGGAGGAACAGTCCCCTGTAAGGGGAGTGGTGCCGACCCGACAGTATGGTAAAGCGTACCTTTGCTGTCAATTAAATTCAAGTACATACAGCATTAAATCTTTCATCGTAGTCAATTAATGGTGTGTGGTAACGACACACCATTGTTTTAGCTGTAAGTGCATGGTTAGCTGATTTAAGGATGGAGGATCGCAGATGCACTTGACTGAAGAACAACTTAAATGTACAGAGCTAGCATTGGATGCACTGAAGAGTAAACCAGTGGTGGCTATTGATGGACCGGCAGGAAGCGGTAAGACAACACTGATACGTTATCTGTATGACCAATTGAGAAAGCAAGGTCATACGGTTATAGTCACAGCAATCACACGCAGGGCTGTGCAGGTGTTGCGGTCAAAAGGGATACCGGCAGCCAATACTATGTATTCCACTTGTTTCAATCGCAAGCTGTCTATTGCCGACCACAAAGTATCTGACCACTTACAGAAGATTGCATCTGGTGAATCATTCATTGAACCGCCAATTGAGGTGAAGGAATATCTTGGTCCTAATGTGCTTCGACAAGCTGAGCAATCTGCATGTAAGTATGGAATGGAAGATGCTCTCAGGATAGCTCGCCGTGCATCTGATGATGAATGGACATATACATGCAAGAAACCACAAGATGGCATACTCATTATTGACGAGGCTAGCATGTTGAGTTATGCCACGCTGACTGATGTGTGCAGAGTATTTAGCAAGGTCATTGTTATTGGCGATGCTTTCCAGTTGCCGCCGACCGGCAAGAAACATATTACTTCTTGCTTGAACTCGGTTAAACCTCGGTACTCATTAACCACCATTATGCGACAACCAGCAGATAGCCAGGCATTGACCTTGGCGCTGAACATACGAAATGGTAAGAAGGTTTCTCTCGGGCAGCATACGCTTGACGAACTAATGCCACTGATTGAGAAAGGCGTGAAGATTATCACGTTCACCAATCAGCGCCGACAATATCTAAATAAGGTCATCCGGCAGAAGCTTGGCTTTACCACTGAGCACCCACAAGCCGGTGAGCCTTTAGTATGTCTCCATCAGTTTGATAAGAGTGCATTTGGCAAAGGGCTAACTAATGGGTCATTCTGGACCGTTCTACGTACCTCTGAGCCGTACGTATGCACATTGAGCAATGACCACACTAAACGCACCCTGGCATGTGAACCGATCTATCTGGTCGATGAACACGGTGGTTATGGCTCTGCCTTTGAATATGCTTATTGCCTGACTGCTCATTCAGCACAAGGCGGGGAGTTTGATTACATCATCATCGACAAGCAAGGCATCACCGACTACCAGAAGACTCACGCCAAGACTCTGCGTAATTGGCTCTACACAGCCGCCACCCGTGCTCGCAAGAAAGTGTATATGGCTGTCTAATTTAGCCCCGTTGATACCCTCGGCTTAACCACCGGGGGTTTTTATCCACAATTAATGGTGTGTCGTATGCCACACACCATTTACAGCCTCAATGGTGTGTCGTTGTAATAGTACACACACAAGGAGGCGCACACATGGAAACGAAAATTAGACAAGCTAAACGACTGCTCAATGTCTTGGCTCATACAGATACAGTGATTCAATGCAAGCTAGTTGTCGAGCAAGCAGATGGCACAACGCTGGAATTGACCGGAGAATCATCGCCAGACCTTAATGCTGGCTGCGACTTTCAACAGAAGCTACAACGCTTGACTCAACAATATCTCACCAACCTGCAACAGCAACTAACACAGCTATTGTCTGACCCTGCTGTTGCCGCACACTTTCACGATCTAATCAAGGAGGCACAATGATTCAAGGTTCCCTATACGGTCGGCTAGTTAACGACCCTGAAGCCAAAGAAGATAAACAAGGTCGCACTATGGCGAGATTTACACTTGCTTGCCAAAAGGACAAAGACAACGCTGACTTCATTACCTGCTTTGCATACGGCAACCAAGCTAATGTAGTGCTCGACTTTTGCAAGAAAGGTAATCCCCTGCTTGTCCATGGTCGAGTAAGTCTGAACAAATGGGAAGACAAAGACGGCTTTGAGCGTGTCACCCTTCAATGCAACGTATCCAACGTTTGCTTGGTCGGCAGCAAGGGTGAAAATTCATCCGAGGGTGATTCTAAGCCTAAGCGTAGAAAGGCGGCTTCTGCGACCACACAACAGGCTGAACAGGAGTTCAACTACGATGCGTAAAGCCACCGCCGACAAAATACAACGCAAGATATTGGATGCAAGAGCATATCTTCATTCACTTGAGGCGTTCGATAACTACTGCTCGGATTCAGTGTATAAGGCTGCCGGTCTTGTGCTCAAAGATATCCGCAGTGAAAAGCAGTTGGGTCAAAAGAGTATCTGTGATGCTCTCGGTATGCCACAAGCAACATATTCGCAGATAGAAAATGGTCGGTACAACGTTGGCTTGCACCGATACATGGAGATACTGACACACCTTGACGTTGACTTTACAGCGTTCATCAACAGAGTGAAGGAGAAACAAGCAAATGGATGAGCATTGGATAGTGGAGCTTAACGGCTATGTCAAAAGCGAATGGAAGACTGAGGCGGAAGCCATCGAAGACGCTAAGCGGTTGGTTGAGTATTGCCCTGCATGTACGTTCTCAGTCTACAAACTGGTAGCCACAATCAGCCTGCGTAATACAACACATGCCCAACGATAACAGCGTGTATGTCCACTGCGACAAGTGCGACACCGCATATTTCACCAACATATACAGCGGTCAATACAACCGTGGCTACTGTGAGAAGTGTGGTGAAAAGTTTGAGCCAATAAAAAAGCGAGATGACAAATGGCACCAGGACCGCAAACCCGCAAATATGCCGAAGCCTTGGGAATGTTAACGGCGGCACAGTTCGCCGCCAAGATGGGGCTGACTCAACAGCAGGTCAACCACTTGACTCACACCTGCCAGATTAAACGACCAAATGGCAGCCCTGGTTATATCCGCCTTGATAAAACAAGCGGTACAGCTATACGGCTTTTCTACTGTGATGCAATTGTCATCCACAAATGCAACTGATAGGAGGTTAGATGCAAAATGAGAGGACCGAAGCCACCGCCTAAATTTTGCCTGGCTACCAGGCGCGAAACAGGTGAAATCATTTGCTTAGAACAGTTTGAGGCAAGTCTGGGCGAAGGAAGCAGTCTCTTCCGCAAAAATAGCAAGAGGTGGCAGGATTCACGGAACTGGCGTTATTGCAAAGGGTGGAAACCAAATGAAACCACTACATGGGAAGTAGAACGCGCTGTTAATAAAAGCCCATTCGTTTACAACTATGCGGCAATTGTTGCCGACACGTTAGAGGACGCAATCAATGAATACCGGAATCAAAATAGACCTGACTGAAGCGCAGATTAACAACGCCATCGCTATCGCCATTGCCGAGGCTTTCACTGGCGAAGCAAGAGACGCCATGCTACGCGATCTTATCCGTGGGCACCTGGCATACAAAGCCGACAGATACGGTTCAGAAACCCTGATCCAGAAAGTGCTAAACGAGACACTAAAGGCACAAGTCGATAAATCCCTGAGAGAACACCTGGAAACGCTGCGCCCTGAAGTGGACGCGCTAGTCAAGAAAATGCTCGGGAAAAACTACCGGGCAAACATCCTTGACCAGTTGCAAAACTCACTTTCACGCCTGTGTCTCAGCAGCATTTATATTGAAGCTAAGGCGGGCTACGACATTGATTAGCACCGACTAAGGAATAATCATCTGGAGATAACAACAGTGACAATAGAAATCAAAGACCGATACACAGAGCGAGTGATCTACTCTTCCGACAAAGCAAAAGATATCACAGAGTGCCTAGAGGAAGCAGTGAAGGCAGGAGCCAACCTGCAAGACGCCAACCTGCAAGACGCCAACCTGCAAGACGCCAACCTGGAATACGCCAAACTGCAAGGAGCCAACCTGCAAGGAGCCAACCTGGAATACGCCAACCTGCAATACGCCAACCTGCAATACGCCAACCTGCAAGACGCCAACCTGCAAGACGCCAACCTGCAATACGCCAACCTGCAATGCGCCAACCTG